AAAATACAACCCCCCCAGTCGCAAAATGCCACCCCCCCCAGTGGTAAATTGCGACCCCCATAACCTTGGAAGTAATAACCTTGGAAATATAACCAATAATATATCGGTCATTTTTGATGATTTGTGGAAGATCTATCCAAAGAAGGTAGGCAAGGGCCAAGCTCGCAAAGCATTCAATGCAGCGCTGCGCAAGGCTGACTATGACAAGATCCATGCAGCGCTGATCGATTACGTCAAAGCATCCACCGGCAAGGACAAGAAATATCTGCCGCACCTCTCAACATGGCTAAACGGCGAGCGCTGGGATGACGAGCTGCAAGAGCAATCACTGCAAGACATGACTAGCGAGCAGCAAATGCAAGCAATCCTCGGAAGCAAGGAGCCTTCAATCAGTCAATCGCTCCTGGCGAAGTATGACAGATCAAAGCCGCCCAACCCTGAACGCCTCCAGAAAATAGCCAACCGGCTTGGAATCAGCATCGAGCAGCTTAACAGTTTCACTGACAGAAAGCGCATGCAATGAAATACCAGGATAGAACCCGCACCATCGGCGCATGGCTCCAAGAAGAACTCAAGCGCTATGACGTACCAGCAAACCACACGCCAGATCGAGCACGGCAAGAGATGGACGCAATGGTTGAGGACATAAACTCCGAAATACCCAGCAGCGTCGAGCAATCAAGTCTAGATCATATTCTCAGCAAGATGTCGCAAGACATCAGAAAAAACACCCGCAGCCGATCATGGCCCACAATCTACACGCTAACCAAAGCCGCGCAGAAGTGCAGCGAAACACAAGCCACAGCAATCACAGGGCCAAGACAGCCCCACATCTTCGACAGCGACAGAATCGCAGCCAACCGCATAAACGCCGGTGAACCAGTGGCCGAGAGCTACATCACCGGAACCGGAGCCGATCGCCTGGTCAAAAAGAAGCTGGTAAATTCTCAGCAAATCGAAACCTACTACAAAAGCCTGGAACAGCTCAGCGCTGAAGTCTACGCAGAACGCAAGCCGGTGCAATACACCGAGCACGACCAAGTGCCAGAGCTTGAGGAGAACCCCTACTGATGCGACCAAAGCAGCTCAAAGCCAAAGACCTTAGAGCGTTTGCAGTCGTGCCAATTAGGGCGCTTAAAGATCCACGCATCACGCCGTCAGCATTCAGAGTGCTCGCGGCGTTTTGTTCCTACGCCGATCACATGGGCAGAACATTCGTAAGCCAAACAAGGATAGGACAAGACATAGGGCTGTCACAGTCAGGTGTAAGCTGGCACGTAGTAAGGCTGCGCAAGTTCGGATACATGACGTTCTGCAAGCCGTTTTACAAAGACCAGAAGAGCACCAGCAACCGCATAGTCTACGATCAACAGGTCAAGCTAGAGGAAACCATACGCTCCAGGCTAACGCCCAAACAGCAAATCCAATTAGGTGAAGCTGAGGCAATGCTAAAACAGGAAGGTAACATGCGCCTAACTGGTATTAACACGGCAGTCGAACTGGACCTATCTAAGCTAGTGGATGAATTTCAGTGTTTGACGACAGAGTTTTTCACACGGGCAATAGCTGATGGCTGGGTAATCAAACCGGAGAAGCTCAGACGCGGCGCAGCAATGCTGGCAAACCAAGCCGTAGAGCTCCTGAGCGAGCCGTACAGCGACGAAGAGGCAGCTTGATGGCCCGACATACCCGAAAGACAGTTGCCCACACTCAGCGAGCAGGAAATGCAAAGTCGCATAATACACATTATGTTAAATAAATGCAGCAACCCACCGGCTTACGTTTCCAGACTGGCCTGGCAAAACATCGAGGCCCCGTCAGCAGGCAATTGCTCGGATCTGCAGAAATCGACCCCTTGCCCCCCGCCCCCGCCTGCTATGGCTGCATATCCCCACAAAACTATTTTCCAAAAAACCATGAAAGGCCGCTCCCATGCCCGATCTGACTTCTTCTGAGCGCAATGTTCTTTTGTCCTTGTCTCGCAATAATCCTCCTAGTTGGTTTTTAAGGGCTATTGATCCCAGCTCTCCTATTGATCCGAATGAGGGTGCTGCCCATACTGAGAGCTATGAGCTTGAGGATGGTCGCCAGGTTCTTGTTCCCCGTGTTCGATTGCGCGATGGTGAGCCTGTTGTTTTGTCTGGTAAGTTTGAGGCTTTTGATGAAGCTATGCGGCGCGGTGATTTCATTACTGTTCCTGATGGACAGAACCCTGATGCTTATTCTAAGACTTTGAGTAGTCTTATTGGGAAGATGCGCTCTTCTGGTGGGAGGGGTAGTATTCGTCCTAAGCCGCGTCCTAAAAGGCTGTTGAACGTAAAGGATAAGAAATGAAGCGCAAGTTTAAGTCTGTTGCCAAGGATCGTAAGTCAGGCATTCCTAAGAAGTACGTTAGTGGATCTGGTGATGCGGAAGGTACGCGCAAGGAAATATTGAGAACACGGGCGTTATATCGTATGGGTAAGTTGACTAGGGCTGATATGGACAGGATTTCTAGGGAAAGGTCTAAGCGATGAAGTTACCTGCTAATTATGTTAAGGCTGTTGGTGGTCAGACGAAGGCTGAGAAGATTTATAAGCGTGGATTGGGTGCTTACTATAGCTCTGGTTCGCGTCCGAAGGTTTCTGCGCATCAATGGGCGATGGGTAGATTGAAGAGTGCTGCTACTGGTAAGGGTGGTGCTCGTAAGGCTGATGCTGATATATTGAAAGGATAGCACTATGCCGATGGGTAAAGGAACGTATGGTAGTAAGGTTGGTCGGCCCTCTAAGGAAGACAAGGCTAATCCAATGCTGAAGAAAGCGGCTATGAAGAAGATGGCCAAGAAAAAGAAGAAGTGATTAACTGGCACGTTTATCCTGATGGGTTGCGTATATGGCGTGATGGTGAGCTGATTGCCGTGATAGAGCACGATGTCTTTCCCCAGCTTATTGAGCAGTTAGCCAGGGGTTTGCTGGATAAGTCTCGTAGCAATATCACTGATATGTATTCCTAGCTATTGTGGTATTGCTTTCTTTGTAATATCGTTATTGAACTTGCAACGCTGTATAGGAGGAAATAATGTCTAAGCGTTTTAGTGTTGTGCAAGCCAAGGAAGTACCAGGTCGGGATAAGCCGGTTTGGTTGCGTCATGGCATTGCTTTTCAGAATGACAAGGGCATCAGCATTAAGCTGGAGGGATTGCCGCTTCCGAATAAGGAAGGTGAGGTCTGGTTGAAGCTGTTTGAAGATGATGGCTCACGTTCTCAGCAACCTTCTCGTGCCGATACGGATACGGGTGGCGATAGCATACCGTTCTGATGTCACGAAAAAAAGAGGATAAGATAAAGCCTATCCCGCCGGTTGGTCGGTTTGGCGGTGCGCGTTTGTTGCAGCGTCGAATTGGCCGCTCGGAGACATTGGCTCAGAACAAAGAGGCTGTGGCTACTGAGCTTATAGCTATGGGTACGGCTCGTATTACTGACATCATTGATCTGCATAGTGGCCAGGTAAAGCCTTTGGAGGATATTCCTGATGAGGCTTTGGCGTCGATCAAGAAGGTGACTGTTGGCCAGCATGGTACGACGATAGAGATGTTTGATAAGGTAAGTGTTCTGCGCGTCTTGGCTAAGGCTAGTGGCTTGCTCGATGTGGAGAAGAACGTGGACAAGCCTTCGATTGTTGGGATCAACATGAAGGGGCCAGAAGCCACGACAACGTATGAGGCAGATGATGACTGATCTTCCCAGCATGAACTTGGATTTTTCCAAGTCTGCAACGGTCTGGAAGTTTCTGCACGATAAGTCTTTTGTTCGCGGCCTGATGGGGCCGGTTGGATCTGGTAAGTCATACGGCTGCGCTGCTGAAATAATGCTCAAGGCTGTTCAGCAAAAGCCCTCGCCGCGTGATGGCATTCGGTATTCTCGATTTGTTATCGTGCGAAATACCTATCCAGAGCTAAGAACAACAACGATCAAGACATGGCAAGAGCTATTCCCAGAGGATGTATGGGGGCCAATGCGCTGGCAACCGCCTATCACGCATCATCTAAAGCTGCCTTCGAGGGAAGGTGCGCCTGGTATAGACTGCGAAGTTATCTTCATGGCTCTTTCTACGCCGCAAGATGTAAGGAAGCTGTTGTCGCTGGAGCTAACAGGAGCATGGGTAAACGAGGCCCGCGAGCTGCCGAAGGCTGTGATCGACGGGCTGACGCACCGTGTTGGCCGTTATCCTACCCAGTCTGACGGTGGCGCGTCTTGGTATGGCATTATCATGGATACGAACCCGCCTGACGCGGATCACTGGTGGCATGAGCTGGCAGAGAAGAACCCTATCGGCGGTCGGTTTCCATGGAAGTTCTACCGGCAACCTGGTGGTGTGCTGGAGGTAAGCGCTAAGGATCTGCCCGAAAACCCAGAGGCCAATGGCTTTGTGTTCTCTGGGGCTAAGTGGTGGATGGTTAATCCATCTGCTGAGAATAAGGTTCATTTGCCTAGTGGGTACTATGAGCAGCTTCTCGGCGGTAAGAACGCTGACTGGATTAGATGCTACGCTGAGGGCAAGTACACGTTTGTGCAAGAGGGGCGTCCGGTCTGGCCTGAGTATGACGATGATATGATGTCGGGTGATGTTACTTATGATCCGCAATATCCATTGCAGATCGGCGTTGACTTTGGTTTGACGCCGGCCGCTATCTTTGGGCAGCGTACATCTGGTGGAGCCTGGAAGGTTCTCGATGAGCTTGTGACGTTTGACATGGGGCTTGAGAGGTTTGGGCAAGAGCTGCTGGCTAAGATCGCTGCGAGCTTTAATAAGGCTGATGTGGTGATATGGGGCGATCCCGCCGGTAACAAGCGCGATGAGATCTATGAGGTCACTGCCTTCGATCACTTGCGCTCGATTGGTTTCAAAGCATCTCCGACTGACAGTAACGCCTTCAACGTGCGCCGTGAGGCTGCTGCTGCGCCCATGAACAGGCTGGTGGGTGGTAAGCCTGGTCTAATGATAAACAAGAAATGCTTGCGGGTGCGAAAGTCTTTGGCTGGCGGTTACTTCTTCAAGCGTCAATCTCTTGGCGCTGGGCAAGAGCGCTTCAAGGATATGCCTGTAAAGAACGAGCATTCTCACTGCGGGGATGCGTTTGGCTATCTAATGCTGGGTGGCGGCGAGCAACGTCGATTGCGGCGCGGTACATACGGCAGCAGCTTTGCCGGTGGGCAGACGTTCAATGCGTCAACAGACTTCGAGATCTTCTGATGGGATTGGTTCAGCTTCCAGAGTTTCGTATGAGTCCAGACGAGCAGATCGTGCCTCTGCGATTTGAGCACTTAGCCAGAATGCGCATGACGGAAGACAACAAAGAGTACATGGAGTATATTCCCAACTACATAGATTATATTTGGGATAATTCTGAGGATGGCTGGAGCTGGGCCGGTATAGGTCGCGGCAAGGTTGTCATCGCCTTTGGCATTCGGCACATCTGGCATGGATTGGCAGAGATGTGGCTTGTTCCTAGCAAGGATGTTGGAGGTCATGCGATATCACTTGTGCGCGGAGCAAGGGCTGTAACCGATACCGCTTTGCGAGATTATGGGTTAAGAAGGCTACAAATTTGCGTAAAAGTAGAAAATGATACCGCATTTAAGTTTGCCAAAGCACTACGTTTTGAGGTAGAAAGTGTTATGAGAAAGTTTGGCCCAGAGGGGGCTGACTATTACATGATGACGAGGTTTTAACATGGCGGGATTATTTGGCGGCGGTCGCAGGCCTTCAGCACCAGCTCCTACGCAAGCTCAGAAAGATGCGGAAGCAGCTCAGAAAAGAGCCGAAGAGCGAGCTGAGGCTCAAGAGTCTGCAGAAATGAAGGGCGCACAGGCTCGTCGGCGCTTGCGCCGTAGCGGGGGTTTAAGGCTTTTGTTCTCTCCTGCTCGTCGTGAAGGCCCAGGTGACTTGCCAAAAGGCACTAAGCTAGGCGGCGGTCAGTAATGAAAATGAGCGCTGGCGCAACGGCCAAGAATACTTTTAACCAAGTTAAGGCTGATATTGGCGGCAGACCATTGACTGCTATTCCTAGAGGAAAGATTACCGGCAACAGCGGCCAATCCGAAGCGTCAAAAAAAGTTATGGCTGATCTGGAAAGTAAAAGCTCTAAGGATCGCAGGGAGCGCAATAAGCGCAACAAAGGGTCATCCTCAGTAAATGAGGCTGCTGCCGCCAGGCTCGCAGCAAGAAAAGCTGCCGGTCAAAAGCGCAGGAAAAAGTTTGAAGAAGAAAAGGGCAAGAAGACCAAAAAGAAAAGGGCTTTATTGCTTAACATAGAAAAGGCAAAGAAATGACACAGATAAAATCTGATTCCAGAGTTCATCATCGCGCCAAACCAGCTCAGGAAAAGCCTAAAGAGGTAAAGGTTGCCGCTAAGAAAGCTGTTCCTAAGCGCAAAGCTGCTAAACCTAAAGAGTAAGCAGGGTTTATGGTAGCGAAGATTTATCAGAATCCTGAAGGTGGTTTAAACCGCAGGGGTCGTGAGTACTTCAAGCGCACGGAAGGCTCTAATTTAAGGCCCCCTGTTAAGAAAACGCCTCCCAAGGATAGCAAGGATTTTGGTCGCAAGGTTGCATTTGCTGCTCGTTTTTCTGGAATGAAAGGCCCAATGAAAGATGAAAAGGGCAGGCCTACTAGAAAGGCTTTGGCTCTCAAAGTGTGGGGATTTAGCTCTGTTGAAGCAGCTCGTAACTTTGCCCAGCGGAATAAAAAAGGATAATTAAATGGCTCGGCTGAATGTAAGAGATATTATTGAACGTGAGGCCAAGGCTCAGGCTCGCAAGGATGAGTGGCGTTCTATCTATGAAGATTGCTATGAGTTCGCTCTTCCGCAGCGAAACCTATACTCAGGGTATTATGAGGGCGGTGTAGCTGGTAAAGGTAAGATGTCTAGGGTCTTTGACTCTACGGCCATACACGCCACCCAGCGTTTTGCTAACCGCATACAGGCTGGCTTGTTTCCCCCGCAAAAGGAATGGTGTCGCCTTGAAGCTGGCTCTGGCATACCGGAACAGCAACAACCGCAGGCTCAGGCTGCGCTCGATGCTTATACGACCCGTATGTTTGAGATCATGCGTCAGACTAACTTTGATCTAGCTATGGGTGAGTTCCTGTTAGATCTTTGCGTAGGTACTGCCGTTATGATGGTGACGCCTGGTGATGAGGTAACACCTATCCGCTTTACGCCTATCCCTCAGTATCTTGTTGCTATCGAGGAGGGCACATTCGGAAACGTCGATAACGTCTATCGCAAGTTGCGCATGAAGGCTGAAACGATACCGCAAGAGTTTCCTGATGCTGAAATAACTACAGAACTAGCCGAAGCGATAGCACAATCACCATCCAAAGAAATCGATCTGATGGATGCAGTGATCTATGACTATGAGAGAGCTATGTATTGTTATCACGTTATATGGCCAGCCAAACGGCAAGAACTTGTGTATCGCACAATGAAGTCATCTCCGTTCATTGTTGCTCGCTATATGAAGGTGGCCGGTGAGATTTACGGCCGTGGCCCATTGGTTACAGCTATCTCTGATATAAAAACTCTTAACAAAACTGTTGAGTTGGTTCTCAAGAACGCTTCTTTGGCAATCGCTGGTGTATATACAGCGGCAGATGATGGCGTTCTCAATCCACAGAATATCAAGATACAGCCTGGTTCGGTCATCGGTGTCGCTCGTAACGGTGGTCCTCAGGGTGCGTCACTGGCTCCTCTCCCTAGAGCCGGTGACTTTAATGTCAGCCAGATCGTGATGAATGATCTGCGTATGAACGTGAAGAAGATCCTGATGGATGACACGTTGCCGCCTGATAATATGTCTGCTCGATCAGCAACAGAGATTGCAGAAAGATCGCGTGAGCTTGCGAC